ATGACGCCATCACCAACAAAGGAGGAAGATAACCCAATGGCTATCGACTACGTAAAGAACTATCAGAACTACATCGACGAGGAACTGACTTCGGCTTCCGCTACCGAATGGATGGCGGCTACCAGCGGTCAGGTCCGCTACGGTGAGGGTAAGGAGGTGGAGATCGCCACCCTGAACACTACCGGCCTGGGCGACTATGACAGCTCCAAGACCGACGGTACGGCTTATCCTGCCGGTGCTGTTACCAGTAAGTGGACTGCCCACACTCTGGCTATGGATCGCGGTGTCAAGTTCGCCCTGGACCGCACTGCCCCTGAGGACCTGTCCTTTACCGCCACCGCGGAGAATGTTATTCGTGAGTTTGCCAGAAATCAGCTGGCCAAGGAACAGGACACCTATCGCATTAATCGTCTGTACGCACTGGCCAAGAAAGATCTGGCACACAGCAGCACCCATGTGCTGACCTTTAACGGCGAAAATGAGAACTTCGTGGACAAGCTGTGTAATCTGGTTCAGACTCTGGAGGATGACAGCGAGCGCACCGGCGGATTTGTGGCCATGATTGCTTCCAATATGAAGAATCAGATCCTGCAGTCCGCTGCCGACAATTACAACAACATCACCTTTGAGCAGCAGGTGGAGATCAACGGCGTTACCTATTCCCATGTGATGATGATCAACGAACTGCCCTGTATCTTTGTGCCTTCCAGCCGAATGAAGACCCTTATCGCCATTCAGAGCGGCCGTGATGATCAGACCGATGGTGGTATTCTGGCAGGTGAGACCTCTAAGGATATCTACGCTATGGTAGTAGCCTGTGACGCCCCCATCGCCATCTCCAAGATCGACAGCCTGAAGCAGTTCGGCCCTGAGGAGAACCAGCTGTTTGACGGCACTGCTATCCAGGCCCGTTATCTCTATGACCTGGTGGTTCCCGCCGACAAGGTGGTTACCATCGGCGCACTGGTGAGTGCCTGATGGCAGTCACCTTTGCAGAGGGCGGCAGAGAGCGCATTCTGCAGATGGCCTTGACGATGGCGGGGGTGGATCGTGATGAGCGGGCCGAGGCACAGCTGGATGTGCTGGTGTCCATGGCGGCTGCTGTCTGTGGCCGGGAGTATATTCCCGCCGGTATGGAAGGGACGCTGGCGATGCTGTTGTACCGCCGGTTCACCGGCCAGAGTGACCGGGCGATCAGCTCGGTGAAGCGTGGTGACACTACCATCACCTATGACAGCGAAGGGCAGATTGATAGCGTTGATCTGACAAAGGCGCTGGCCCCTTTTATACGTCTGGCAAGTCCGAAGGGACGGTGCGCCCATGAATGAAGCGGCTGTTTTGCGGGCAACCATGACCGACAGCGGTACCTTTACCCGTCAGGTGTGGAAGGGAGCAGGCTGGGTGGAGGAAATCCTCTATGAGCAGCTGGCCTGCGCCCTGTCCCGGTCACCCCAGGCAGCTACGCCCAAAGTGCGGGGACAGTGGGAGGATATGGCAGAAACAGACACTACGTTGGCATTGTTCCTGCCTGCAGGTACCGTTTTACAGGCAGGTGATCGGGCAGAGATCTTCCGGGAGGGGCAGGTTTTTCGAGGCATTTGCGGCCCGTGTATGCCCTATCCCTCTCATTGCTACACCACTATTTTGGTACAGGAGGTGGCAGCGGTATGATCGGACTGCGGGAGCTGACGGCGGGCATCGCCGAGTATTTGGCCGCGATGACCGGTCTGACTGCCACCAACTGCCGGGCAGAAAGTCCGGTGTATCCCTGCCTGCTGGTGGAAGGCGAGAGCAAGAGCGCAGGCATGATTGCCTGCGGCAGACAGGTGGAGCGGCAGGTCACGATTACGGTGACCTGCTGCCCCTCCCGCAGAAGAGAGCGGGAAGAAGGGCTGGCACTGGCCGACAGAGTGTACGGTCTGCTGACGGCAGGTTTTACGGCCTGCGACCGGGGCTTTTGCCCCAAAGAGGCAGAGATCTTTTCCGATGCCCAGGACTGGGCAAAGGTGAAGATCCTGCTGGAGTTTTACGATCTGCCGGAGGTGCCGGCAAATGTGTCCACCGCCACCGAGATGATGGGCACGCTGACGCTGAAGGTGGGTCATACCGAGGAGGGACGATAAGATGGGCTTGCCCCAGATCATCATTCGATTCAAAACGGCGGGCGGTACAGCCATCCGCCGCAGCGCCCGGGGCCAGGCGGTCCTGCTGTTGGCAGGCGAAACTGCCGGCAGCCAGAGCTTTTCCAGACTGGATCAGATTGACCGCACGGTTGTGGGAGAGCGGGCATGGACGCTTTTACGGCTGTGTTTTTTGGGAAATCCGGCCAAAGTATGGCTGGTGACCTATCCTCAGGACGGTGAACAGGAGGCGCTGGAGGGCGTTTCCGCCCTGGCGGAGGGTGGCTGGATGTGCGCCCCCGATATGGACAGCCTGCAGCTGGTGGAGTTTGTACAGGCCAAGCGGGCCAAGGGCCGTCCGATTCGGGCGGTGGTTTCCACCTCTGGCAGTCCGGACAATGCCGGTGTGGTGAACTTCACCGCCGAAGGCATGGTTGTGCGGCTGAACGAGGAGCGTTTTTCGGTGACAAGCGCGGATTACTGCGCTCGTATAGCCGGTATTCTGGCGGGCCTTTCCCTGCGGGAAAGCGCCACCTATTACCCGCTCAGTGAAGTGGAGTCCTTTGCTCGCAGCACCGATCCCGAGGGCGATATCGCCAGGGGCCGTCTGATCCTGGATCGTGGCAGCGAGGGCGTGCGTCTGGCCAGAGCGGTCACCAGCCTGGTGACCCTAAGCAACAGCGGTGACAGTGCATTTCAGAAAATCAAGATCACCGAAGGTGTGGATCTCATCCGGGCGGATATCCGTTCGGTGTTCGAGAGCGAGTACGTGGGCAAGGTGCTTAACGACTATGACTCCAAGTTGCTGCTGGTCACTGCCATCAACAGCTATTTTGCTTCTCTGGCGGGCAGTGTTCTGGACACCGGCCGGAAAAATCAGGCCAGCGTGGATTATGACGCACAGAAGGCCTGGCTGGAGAGTCGGGGCGTGGACACCGAGAGCATGAGCGATACCGCCATTCTTTCGGCCAATACCGGCAGTCAGGTGTTCTTGCGGGCAGATGTGCGGTTTGCCGACGCCATGGAGGACCTGACCTTTGAGATCACCATGTAAGGAGGAGGAACTATGGCAAGTTTGAGTGCCAACCGGGTGCTTTCCGGTTCGTTTGCCGAGGTATGGGTGGACGGCAGCCGCATTGCGGAGGCCAGTGCCATTCAGCTGACGGTAAAAATGCTGCGCTCCGATGTGCAGATCGGCATGGATGTGGATTCCAAGGTCACCGGCTGGCGGGGCGAAGGACAGCTCCGCCTGCGTCAGGTGTTCAGCCGGTTTTTTGATATTGTGGAGGGTGCGGCCGAGGGTAGAGACGTTCGGGTGACTATCACCACCGCCCTCAAGGACCCTGACAGTATGAACGGCGAGGAGGAGCGCTACAGCGTGGACAATGTGGCGCTGGACAGTCTGCCGCTGGTGAACTATGCCACCGGAAAGGTCAACGAGCAGGTCATCTCCTTCCGTTTTTTGCCCGGCGATCTGAAGCAGCTTTCGGGCATTTCGGTCACCGAGGTGGCCTAAATGAGCGGGGCCGAACAGTGGGCCGACCTGCTGGGGCGGCAGGCTTCCGGCAGCTTTACTCTGAAATTTGAACGGCTGGGCCTGGAGGCACAGTGCAGGAGCCTTTCTGCCGGAGAGGTGGAAGAGTGTCTCCGTATGGGTGGGGAAAAGGGGCTGCGATATGCCCTGTATCTGGCCTGTGACGACCTGAGACAGGCAGGTGAAAGTCTGAAAAAGCAGGGAACACTGGCCAGTGCTTTTGACATCACTGAAAAGCTCAGCTACGGCGATGTGGTGGCGGCGGGAGCCGCCATCCTTGGCCAGAGCGGCACCGATACGGCGGCTGTCAGCCTGGCGGGCGGCCAACGGGCTGCCCAGAGTCAGGGAATGACGCTGGCAGAGGCGATGCTGACCGGTCAGGACGCTACATTGCCGACAGCCGGACCCAGTGTCTATCCTGCAGAGGTGCCTGCCGTGGCCTTTGCTCGAAACGGTACCGACCCCTGGGAACTGGCAGACCGGCTGTGGGCGGCTTGGGGAAATCGGTAAAGGTAAGTGAAAACAAGGAGGTAGCAGATGGCAAGCAATACAAGAACGGTCATTCTGCAGAGGGGTGAGGAGGAACGGCTGCAGTTTGCCGTCAATCCCAGAGATATGATCATTTCCCAACCCCAGAATACCCTGAGCTATGTGACCATCCGGGGCGAGACTGTCCACGCCGCCCGGGGCAGCGGATTGACACAGGTGACGCTGGAGACCTTTTTGCCCTGTGAGCAGTCGCGGTTTTATCAGGGGATCACCCCGGCAGAGGCGCTGGCTATGCTCTATCGCTGGAAAAGGGAAGGCGGGCCGGTGCGGCTGCTGATTTCGGGCAGTGAGATCAATGAACTGTTTCTGATCACCGAACTGAAACAGCGCTTGTCTGAGGGCGATCGGGATGTGGGGGTATCCATCACCCTGAAAGAGTATAAATACATCACTTTGGCTGAGCCCGATGTGGTAGCCAGACAAAGCGCAGGCGGACTTTACAGCCGGGCCGACGAACGCAGCCTTCCGGACGTTTATGTGACCCGGGGCGGCGAGGATCTCTGGACCATCGCACGGCTCTGTCTGGGTGACGGCAGCCGCTGGAGAGAACTGGCTGTCCGGAACGGTATCGTGGATCCCCACAACCTGCCCGGCGGAAGGGAGCTGTATCTCACATGAGAGTCTGGCTGGATGGACAGGAGATCACCGGATTATGTACCGACACCGTAGTGGAAAAAAACCTGGAGGGGGCCGGCGCGGAAGCGGAGGTTCGGCTGGTGTGCGCTCCCATGGATACCCGTTTGCCCCGGCTGGATCCGGCCTGTGGACAATGGGTGGAGGTGATGCAGGCAGAGGAATTGCTGTTTTCCGGCAGGGTGGAACGGGTAAGTTATGACGCGGCAGCGCTGGAATTGACGCTGCTGGCATTTGATCCCGTCAGTCTGCTGGCAAAAAACCATTGCCGGGGGCCCTATCGGGGAACTCCCCGACAGATCACCCAAACACTGTGCGAAGAATGCGGTTTGGAGACCGGCTCCCTTTGGGCCGGTGAAGACAGAGAGATGCAGTTGGGGGCGACCTGCGAGCGGTCGGTGTTCCGCACCATTCGCAATCTGTATAACGATCGCTGTGTGCTGGATTGGCAGAACGGCAAGCTGGAGATCTATCCCAAAGGCGCCAGCCGAGCCGTTCTGGAGAGTGGACGGCTGGTGGATCTCACCGCACGAAATACCTGCGAGGAGGCCGTCACCCAGGCGGCGGTTTACAGCGGCGGCAATGTTGCGGCGCTGGCTACCGACCGGGAAGGGATAGAGCGGTACGGTCTGCGGCATAAGGACGCCTATCTGTCGCTGCAGTATGAAACGGCTGAAGAGCAGGCGAAGGCCATGCTGAAGGGCGTTTCCCGCCAGGCGCGGCTGACCCTTACCGGCAGAAGCCCGGTGAAGTGCGGACAGATCGTCACGCTGGACAAGCCCCTCATGGGCGTTTACGGCGATTATCTGGTGGAGCGGGTGGCCTGGCGGTGCCAGGGCGGTCTGACCACTACTCAGCTGGGGGTGGTGAGCCTGTGACGGGAAATCCATATTACCATCTGCTGGAGCTGATGCATGGTGGAGAAGGGCTGCTGTTGGCACTGGCCACTCTGGACAGCTATGAAGAGGAATGCTTTACGGTGGAGGGGAAACGGGCCCCTATCGCCGGCCGGGCGGCCGGATTGAGCATTGACTGGAGCGACGAAGGCTGTCAGTTTCTGTGTGTGGGAAGCAGCGGCGGCTGGTTCATCCTGTGCCGCTTGGAAGAACGATAACATGAGTATACAAGGAGGGGAAGGCATGGCATTGTTTTCCTATCACAACGATACCGCCCTGCCCCGTATGGTGGAAGTAGCGGTGGATTTTAATACCGGTCAGCCTTTGATGGAGGCCGACGGCAGATTCCGGCTGGTTTCCGGTCTGGAGGCTGTCAGGGTTTGGGTCTGGCGGGCGCTGCAGCCCGACAACGTGCGGTTTGCCCACAGCGCTCACACCGACAGCTACGGCAACCAGCTGCATCTGCTCACCGGCAGATCGCTGCCCGAGGCCGAAAGCCGCCTGGCAGGTCTGGTGCGTGAGACCCTGCTGGTCTGCCCCTATATCAAGGGTGTGGAGCGGTTCGCCTTTACAAGAGAAGAGGCGCGGCTGATGGCCGCCTTCACCGTTCGCACGGTGTACGGCGAGCTGACCGCGGAAAGTGAGGCAACGGTATGAGTTATGATTTTGACAGTATCCTTCAGCGGCTGAAAGACGCGCTGAGGGGGCAGGTCAGCGCATTGGAAGGTACCTTTACCGGGGATATCCTTCAGGCGGTGGCCGCCGAGCTGGCCCGGATCTGGAGCCAGGAAATTGATACGGTGACCCAGCGAGGGTTTGTGGCGACTGCCGAAGGTCTTTGGCTGGATGCGGCCTGCAGTGATTACGGCGTTACCAGAAAAAACGGCGAAACCGACGAGAAGCTGCGGCAGCGTGTGCTGGATCACATCCGGGCAAGGGGCGCCAGCGGTAATGCCGCAGACTATGTGGCTTGGGCGCTGGAACTGGAAGGCGTGGCCGCTGCAGCGGCTGTCCCGCTGGGAAGAGGGGCCGGTACGGTGGATGTGTATTTTGCCCCCGAAGCAAACGCGGAGAGCGATGTGGCAGATAAACTGCTGGAGCATCTGGAAGGGCTGCGCCCGGTTGGCGCCAGCGTGCAGGTAATCCAGGCAAGTCCGGTGGCCGTCCAGGTGACGGCGACTATTACGCCCGGCAGTGAGACGCCGCTGAGTACCATTCAGACAGCGGCGGAACAGGCGTTGACCGATTATCTGGGACAGCTGGGATTGACCGAAAACGGCCAGACGGTGAGTATTAACCGGATCATCAGTCTTTTGATGAACTGCGGAGGGGTAGCCGACGTCAGTGGAGTCACTCTTAACGGTACGGCTGCCAATCTGGTGTTGGCCAAGGGTAAGTATGCCATCCTCGGCGCGGTGGAACTGACGGAGGTGGACAATGGCTGATATCAAAAAGACCCTGCCGGAAAGTGTGGGCAGCAGTCAGGGCATTGGCGTCATCTTGGAAAGCTGTGACAGTGAGCTGAACCGGCTGGAGGAGGAGGCGCGGGCCGCGTGCTTCCGCCTGGCGGCAGCTACCGCCGATGCCAAAGGCTGCGCTCTGTGGGAACGGGAGCTGGGGCTGGATATCCGGGAGGATCTGCCTCTTAGCGCCCGCCGGGTACTCATTCAGGTGGCATTGGAGCAGATGGACACCTGTACCCCTGAAAAGCTGAGGGCGCTGGTGCTGCGAATGTTGGAGGGTGAGGTGACCATCACCGAGGAGTATGCCAGGTACACCGTCTATCTGGCGGCCAGGGTGGAAAAGTTCCTGGTACCCAGTTTGCGTTCGGTGCATCGGGCACTGCGTCGGGCGGCACCGGCCCATTTGGACTGTGTGCTCAGTGCCAGTACGGAAGTGGAGACCGATCCCACACCCCGGCGTGCCCTGCTCCAGGGCATGAAACTGGAGATCTTTACCAAGGAGGAGGAAATCACATGAAACTGACCGGCATGTATACCACCGCCGGCGCGCAGCTGGCTGTTCAGGCGCAGGCACAGGAGACCAGCCTGATTATCACCAGAGCAGCAGCCGGCAGCGGTCAGACCGAGATCAGTGCCAGTGCTATGGCAAACGAGATGCAGACGCTGGAGCTCCATGACAAGACCTGGCAGGGCCAGCAGACCACGGTAGCTGCCGTTATGAATGCTACTCTGGCCAGCCAGACCTATTTACTGCGGGAGGTTGGCCTGTTTGCCAGGGTGGGCAACGGTCCGGAGACCCTTTACAAGCTGTTCCGTCTGGACGAAAGCCTGACGGTAGAAAACGACACCGATCTGACGGTGACCTTTTATCTGACAGAGACCATTTTGCAGGCCGACCAGATCCAGGTGACCATCACCCAGCAGGGTCTGGTGACCGAGGCCATCTGCCGACAGGTGGCACAGGAGGCGGCTGCCGGCATCCAGACCAATCTGGAGGGACATCAGACCGACGGCAGCGCTCACAGCGCACTGTTTGCCCAAAAGGCACCTCTGAGCCATACCCACGGCGCGGGCCAGATCACAGGCGGTACGCTGGCGGGTGTGGTGGCAGCCCAGAGCAACACCGCTTATGAAACGGCGCAGGTACGCAACATTTCGCTTTCCACCGGCGATCCTACCGGCGGCAGCAATGGCCAGATCTGGTTCAAATACACCACCTAAGGAGGCGTCGATATGAGATTGGGCGATACCGATGTGGGCAATCTGGTCTATCTCAAGGTCAGCGGTAACGATACCGCTTTCCGCGTGATGCATCACGGAAAACCTAACGCCACCTATGATAACAGCTTTTCGGGTGGAACCATTCTGATGCAGGACTGCTCGGAAACGCCGTATCAGACCAGGATGGTGGAAGAGGTGGATGAGCGAAAGGGAGATTACAGCACTTCCTATATGCATCAGGCGCTTAACAGCACCTGGCTGAATCGTCTGGAAGCCGATGTGGCTGAAAAGATCGTGCAGGTCAGGCTCCCCTATCGGCAGGGTACTTCCCGTGATCCGTATGTGGTAGCCAGCGGCAGCAGCGGCTTGCCGGCAAAGATATGGCTGCCCTCTATCGCAGAGGTATCCCGGGGCGCCCACAAATCCGCCGGCGACAGCGGGAGCTATTATGTCACCGAAGGCGCCCGGTTTGATTATTTCAAAGGCGCCAGTGCCAGCTTTTATGTCAACTGGAGGGTAGAGGATCCCGATACCGAGGTCGATACCGGCTGGGGTACCCGCACACCGGGCCAGTACAGCAGTGGAGCGTATGCCGACTTTTTCTGCAAGATCAATGTCAGCGGCGAATGGTATGAAGCCATCACCAATCCGGTCTATGTCCGTCCCTGTCTGGTGCTGCCGGATGACACCCTGGTGGACAACAGCAGCCGCATTACTGTGGGCGTGGAAACTCCGGTAAAGGTGAGCGGCACCTGGCGGGCCGGCGTTTCCTGGAGCAAGATCGGCGGCGTCTGGCGCAAGACCGAGGCCATCCACAAAAAGGTGGATGGCTCGTGGAAACAATGAGGAGGAACACATATGGATAAACTGAAGATCGGTGAGATCGAAAGAATGGGCGACGCCCTGTTTACCACGGCACAGGTGGAGGGTCTGACTGTCCCCGCTTTGGAACTGCGGCTGGAGGGCCCCGTGGATGAGGCCGTGTTGGCGGCACTTGAGAAGGATAAGCTGGAGATCTATGGCGCTGATGGTATTAAGCAGGGTGAATATCCGGGCTATCATACCGTTGTCCGCCGCAGTGTTGTGGTGGCAAAAGTCAGTGATCAGCAGCAGGAACTGCTGCGCGTACAGGCACAGCTGGAAGCCGTGCAGGAAGAAAAAGAAGTGCTGGAGCAGGAAAACGCCAATCTGCTGTATGAGAGCCTGACCGGGGAGGTGTGCGCATGAGCAAGTATTTTGAAGTAATCTGCAAGTACTTCCACAAGGGTTTATATACCAAGGCACATCTGGAAGTACTGGAAAGCAAGGGCGTTATCACCAAGGAAGAAAAGAAACAGATCGAGAAGAGTCTGTAAGAAGAAAAAAGCACCCAAAAGGGTGCTTTTTTATGTCTGTTGTTCGGTTGCCCACAAAAGTGCGCCCAACGCAGGCCGTAAAAGCCAGAGGACTCGCAGAGGAAGGGCCAGCCATTGCGGAAAGAAAGGATGAGTCAGCCAGAAGATGGCCTGAAAGATCCAATAAGCCAGAAGAAGAAAGGCCGCGCAGACGCGAAGGCGCTTTGCGCGGGGCAGGTAAAGGCGTGGTAAAAGCCGCAGGGTATGGAGTGCCTGCATGATCGTCCAGCCCAAAAACAGCATAGCGGGCGGCTGCGCGATCTGGCGGAGCGGCATGAGAAAGGAA